GCCAACAGTTACTATCAGTGGTGGAGGTGGATCTGGTGCCGCTGCTACTGCTACGATAAATTCAGTAGGTCAAGTTTCTGGAATTCAACTTACTTCAGTTGGATCTAATTACACTTCGGATCCAGTAGTTACTATATCACCATCCCCATCAGAGGCAACTGCTACAGTTGTTAGATTTGATACTACAAATAAAGAATTGGAAGTAACTGATATTGTTGGTACTTTTAGAGATAATGACACATTAGTTGGTCTAACTAGTGGAGCTGAATGGACGATAAATACGTTTAGTTCTATTGAGAATGAAAACGATCCTGAAGCAGAGAATGACTTCTTTGAAACTGAAGGTGACAATATTATAGATTGGACGGAAGGTAATCCTTTCGGAGAGTATGGTAACCAAGGAGTCTTTTAATGTTAGGAACACATTTTTATCACGAAATTATAAGAAAAACTATTGTTGGATTTGGAACTCTATTCAATAATATTGAATTGAGGAGAGTTAATTCAGCCGGAGAGACTGTACAGACTCTTAAAATTCCTCTTTCTTATGGACCAAGAGAAAAATTTCTAGCAAGATTGGACGCAGAACCAAGACTAGATGGTAGATCTGAAACTCAAATTCAACTACCAAGAATAACTTTTGAGATGAAAGGAATATCATATGATCCTACAAGAAAAATGAGTCCTGTAAATATCTGCACTAGTCCAAAAAATGGAGATACTAAAGCAGTATATAAACAATATGCGCCAGTGCCATACAATTTGGATTTTGAGTTGAATATAATTAGTAAAAATAATGACGACTCTGTTCAAATTTTAGAACAAATTTTACCATATTTTCAACCAGTATTTAATATAACAATAAAACTTATTGAAAAAACTAACGAAATAAAAGATATACCTATAGTATTAAGCAACGTTGGTATACAAGATGATTATGAAGGAGATTTCACTAGAAGAAGATCTTTAATACATACTTTAAATTTTGTTGCTAAAACTTATCTATATGGTCCTATTTCTTCTGCGGATGTTATTAGAACTGTAAATGTTGATATTGGTGCTGCAATTAAAGAAGGCGCACGATATGTTAGATATAGTGCTACACCAAAAGCAACGGAAGACTATAATAATGATGGCACTGCAGTTACTTCTATTAATACTAATAGTAATACATTTACATTAGCAAATCATGGTTTTGTAACATCAGATTATGTAACTTATAGAGTTGGATCTGGTGGAAGTGCTGCTGGTGGTTTAGTTGACGGTAACGAATATTATATCGTTAAAATTGATAATGATAACTTTAGAGTAGCCACTACAAAATATAATTCTCAACGTGGTTACGGATTAGATATTACTTCAGCTGGAGTTGGTCAACAAACATTCTCAATTGTAAATTCTCTCGATGATGCTTTTGTAGAATCAGATGATAATTTCGGATTTAATGAATCTTGGACGGAGTATTGATATGTCTGATACTTTTGAAAATTTAGATAAAACTTTTAATACTGAATCTGTAATTGAAAAAGCAGAACAAACTGTTGTTGATATTAAAAAAGCAAAAACAGAAAAGGATGTTGAAAGTGATTATGAGTATACCAGAGGACAGCTCTATAACCTCATAGAAAAGGGTCAAGAAGCAATAAATGGTATTTTAGACGTAGCACAGAATTCGGACCATCCTAGAGCGTATGAGGTAGCAGGCAACCTCATTAAAAACGTCGCTGATATATCGGATAAACTGGTAGATCTACAGAAAAAAATGAAAGATCTAGATGAAGAGAAGAAGGGTCCAACAACGGTAACAAATAATGCCATGTTTGTTGGTAGTACATCTGAATTGCAGAAGATGCTTAAACAGATGAATTCAGATAAATAATAAGGTAAACCCTCGCTGTTATTATGAAGACATTTAGAGAGTTTAGAGAATTAGCTGAAGCTAAGCGTGGTCTCTACGCAAATATCCACGCTAAGCGAAAGAGAGGAGAAGCACCTGCGAAACCTGGTAGTAAGGACTACCCCGCAAAGGATGCTTTTAAACAGGCGGCGAGGACTGCCAAAAACGAAAATGCCCAGTTCGCAGAAGGGGCAGCCTGGACAAGGAAAGCAGGGAAATCCAAGTCAGGTGGCCTCAACGAAAAAGGAAGAAAGTCTTACGAAAGAGAAAATCCGGGATCTGACCTTAAAGCACCAAGCAAAAAGGTTGGAAATCCCCGTCGCGCATCGTTTTGCGCTAGAATGAAAGGAATGAGAAAGCGTCAAAAACCATCAAATAATACCGGAGATGATCGTCTCTCAAAATCACTAAGGAAGTGGAATTGCTAATATGGCTAATACAAGTTTTGTAAGACACGACAAATCAAATACTGCTGATTCATCCCAACCAGGATCAACAACTGTCACACACTTCGATGGTAATGAAGGGTGGACAGAAAGACAGTGGAAAGATTTTAACGATGATTATCAGGCAAGAAAATCTGATAATACAACCAGAACACCAGGAACATACCAAGCAAGAAAATCAGACAACACAACTAGGACTCCAGCAGCATATCAAAGACACGACAAAGATAATAACTCTGTGTCTGCATAATCTAATATAAGTCTTAAGCGATACAGACTTTGTTAAATAGCTCTGTATAATATGAATAAGGTTACACAGAAATTCTAATGGAAAATAATAAAGAATTTTCAGATTTTAAACTGGAAAGGAGAGAGTGTGAAAAATGTGGTGCAACATGGATTAATGGTACACACGTTTGGCGTGGTACTGGTGGTTCATCTGAGACTAGTGAATTAGATCTTGCTAGTTTGGTATGCAACAATCATGGTAATGACCAGTGTATAAATCCTAAGAAAGGACAAGACGGTGGTCAAACTTGGGAATATCGTGCCGGTTATATTGACGGTGCAATTTCCGAAAGAAAAAGACATTTAGAAGATATGAGAGATCAGTTTGGAGATATCTAAATAATAGACAAACTATAACAAAATTTATTGTGACTGAAAGCATATATCTTGGTAATCCCAATTTAAAAAAAGCAAACACTGCGATTGAATTTACTCCTGATCAAGTTCAGGAATTTATTAAATGTAAGGGAGACCCTGTATATTTTGCTAGAAATTATATTAAAATTGTTTCCCTAGATGAAGGTCTAGTACCGTTTGACTTGTACGATTTCCAAGAGGATATGGTACGATGTTTTCATGAAAATAGGTTTAACATTGCGAAACTACCCCGACAAACTGGTAAGTCTACTACTGTTGTTTCTTACTTGCTTCATTATATCATATTTAATGACAATGTAAATATTGGTATTCTTGCTAACAAAGCATCAACATCAAGAGAATTATTATCTCGTTTGCAGTTAGCATATGAAAATTTACCACGTTGGATGCAACATGGTATTCTTGCGTGGAATAAAGGTAATGTAGAACTAGAAAACGGATCTAAAATTCTTGCGGCATCTACCTCCAGTTCTGCTGTTCGAGGTATGTCATTTAACATTATTTTCTTGGACGAGTTTGCGTTCGTTCCAAATCATATTGCTGAACAGTTTTTCTCATCTGTATATCCTACTATTTCTTCTGGTAAATCTACCAAAGTTATTATCATCTCAACTCCGAATGGGATGAACATGTTCTACAAACTCTGGCATGACGCTGAGAGGGGTAAGAACGAATATACAACTACCGAAGTCCATTGGTCTCAAGTACCTGGTAGAGACGCTGCCTGGAAAGAGCAGACGATTAAAAACACGTCAGAACGACAGTTTACACAGGAATTTGAATGTGAGTTCCTAGGATCTGTAGATACATTGATTGCTGCATCCAAACTGAGGACAATGGTTTATGAAGACCCATTAGAAAGACGCAATGGTTTAGATGTATACGAACAACCATTACCAGATCATGAATATGTAATGACTGTTGACGTGTCTAGAGGTGTTAGTAATGATTATTCTGCATTTGTTGTTGTAGATATTACTACCATTCCTTATAAAGTTGTTGCTAAATATAAAAACAATATGATTAAACCATTGTTATTTCCAAATATTATTGATCCTGTTGCTAGAAGTTACAATAAAGCATATGTGCTATGTGAAGTAAATGATATTGGTGGACAGGTTGCAGATATTATGCAATTCGATATGGAATACGAAAATCTTTTAATGTGTGCGATGAGAGGTCGTGCAGGACAAATTGTTGGACAAGGATTTTCACACAAATCACAACTAGGTATCAAAATGACTTCCACAGTTAAAAAAACTGGATGTTCAAATCTTAAAGCACTCATAGAAGATGATAAGTTATTAATTAACGACTAT